TTTCTTTTATTTGCTCATCAGCTAGTGCCAGCATTTTTACTAACCGCGCCGACTCAACATAAGCCGCCTCCGCACGTTGACGATACTCTTCCATCAGGCATTTAAACTCATTGGCTATATCCATGTTTTCATTCGCATCCTTCACTGCCGCGTTACGCTCATCCATCATCACCAGCATTTCATCCTGCAAAACTCGGAATTGCTCCTTCTGCGCGGCGAGTTCTGCCTCTGCAACCACTGCGCGATAGCAGCCCATGCCCATTTCTTTTGCGTCAGTGCAGGGTTTATTCTGTGCAACAAGTGCGTTGGCGGCTTCGCGCAACAGGTCGCGGGTTTCCCACAGTTCATTATGATCGTCATGGCTAGACTGAACCGCAAACCACTCGGCATCATCCCGCAACCGATCAATCAAACTATCATTTACTTTATCCATAGCGCCAGCACTCCTCCAAGACCTACGACAATTAAACTACCCACTAGCACACCATCACGGAACCCCTCTGCATAAGCCCGTTTTCTGTGCCTGTCCACGATGCCCCAATCCATTAGCTTCTCCTCACAAAGACTATCCCAGATGCTCATCTCGCACACTCCTGTATCCTGCACTCCACAAATAAACCTTTCCAGCCACACGTTGACATTTGCGCGTATACCCACAATGACGGCAAAACAACACACGCATTGAACACCGCTACATAAATGCTGAGAATAATCAGCTTCTCTATTTTTTTATTCATCAGTCCAACTCCTTGTGCAACTTCAGTAAATTAATACTCCGCATCACACCCTGCGGCAGAAGACATGCTGCGTTGGGATAGAACAAGTCAAACAAGCGTATCGTTGCTGCATACATCCTGATGTTGTCCTTGCCCCATCCTTCCTTCACGACGTTTAAATCAACCCCAAGATCGTGCAGTTCCTTGACCGCTTCGTTGTAACCAGTTCCCTTGATAGCGTGGCTCATAGCGAAAACAACCCAAAACTCCATTTGATAAACGCAAGCAGCGCAAAGAAATAGAACACCAGAAAAAAAGGCACACCAAGCACTACTGCTAGATCACTAATTATGTCTTTCATTTCCCCTCCTTTTTCATCGCCCGAATCTCGGCGGCGCAATGATCTGCTTCTTGATGTTCGCACACCCTCGCCGCCTGTTCCTGTGCCGCTGCATACCCATCTTCGCAACCTTGTCCGTAGGACACCCACTCCGGCTCAAACTTGGTCAGGTCTTTTTTGAGCAGCGGGTCATCAAGCGCGTAGAGAATTGCAATGTTCGCCATATACATAAAATTCGGGACGTAGTCCATGTTGGTTTCAATGCAGAATTTACGCGCCTTATTTTCCGCAATTTCGCGCACCCGTTTCATCTGTTCGGGGGTCATTTCCCGCACTCCTTCTTTCTTTTTAAAATACCTGTCGATTATGTCGGCGCGGCTCATAGTAGCCGCCGCCAGATCAGCAGTCCGATTGCGACAACGCCAATGAAGGCGACCACGCCTAGAACGGCGATGAAGTTGGCAAACAACGTGAGTATCCAGTCGGGGATCATTTCCCGCACTCCTTGATTGCCGCGTCGATTGCGGCGTCACGTTGTTCTGGCGTATCAACCGGATACTCTTGCGGCATTACCGGCAGATACCAGCAAGCCGCAATATCAGCATGGCGCTGTACCCGCAGCCACCGATACCTCTCCGCATCCTTCCGCAGCGCCGCCTCATCCGTAGCTAGGCCGCGCTTGGCAAGTTCGCCTACCGCGTCCAGTTCATCGGAATGCCATTCATCCTCGTTCATGATGCGGCACACAATGTCATCAATCTGCTCTAGCGTCATGGTCATTTCCCGCACTCCTTCTCAATCTTGGCGTCCACGGCCTCATCAAACCTCACGCCTTGAACCATGCAGCATTCCCAAAGCGCGGAAAACTGACGCGGGTTTAGTTTTCGCACGATCTCGTATCTTGCAACCGCCTTGTCGCGCTGCTCAATTGCGGCGGCGAGTTCTGCTTTCATTCTGGCAATTTCGCTCTCAAGGTGTTCGCTCATTTCCCGCACTCCTTCAGGGCTTCGTTGTAGCCGCAAATGCAATCGACGCTATCGTTATCCACGCATCCGTCTACGTGTTGTCCATAGTATTTCAACGCCACCGCCAGCTTGTCGCGCTGCTCTTCAGCGTTGTTAGCGCGTTTCAGATAATCGCCAGACAAGGAAAAGAAATGATCTGCTTCAGTAACCGCCTTGAGGTAATGCTGCTCGTCTACAACGTTGAGCGTCGGGTCAGCAAGCGCGGCGAGGATAGCTTCCTCGGCGGCAAAAGATACGCCGTCATAATTCACACCGAATTCCAGACAGGCTTTGGCTGCAATCTCAGCCACCCGTTTCTTTTGTTCAGGGGTCATTTCCCGTTTTCTTTCGCAAAAGTCGCATTTGCATACAACGTGTAGTGGGCCGGTGACTTCATAGCTGGCGCTCATTTCCCGCACTCCTTCATTGCTTCTTTCGATTTGTCGTAAACAGTAACCAGTTTGTGCCAATCAGAAAACGACAGGCGTTCTGTTGGTATGCGCCCCTCTGTTTCCGCGACAAGGCGGCGAAACGGTATCAGCGCAGTTCCCAATTCAGACAACGCCGCCACCGCCGCGTCACGCTGGCGCTCGGCTGATTGTTTGGCCTGCTCTTCCTTGAGCAGGTCGCATTCCTCAAGATGACCGTATGGCATCTCACCATCACAAAGTTTGCAACAGGCGGCACCATCGACAAAGTTTCCGTTGCGTTCTTCGCGCAGCCTCTCGACCTCCGACGCGAGTGCGTTGGCGCGTTTGGCTTGGGCAGAAATATCTAGCCACTCTTGCCTATCAAGAATGACAGTCCTGCACATAAACTGAGTCCCGACCATGCGGTCAATCTGCTCGTCGCTCAACGCGGGAGGCTGCGTGGGATTAGTTTCACGCTCAATCGTTTCCAGATCATACTCTTGGCAGAATGTGCTTCCGTCGCCGCCACCATGTCGTTTGCAAGTCATATCATTCCCCCTCGTCTGAGATTAACGTCTGCCAACGATTAAAGTTATGCTCGTCGCTGTTTTGCGCTCGTTTCAAATCTTCGCGCAACGCCGCAATCTCGGCTTGTGCTGCGGCGAGTTCGGTGCGTAGAGTTTCCATGTTTATTAGTGCCTCGTCCCATCCGTTGCTGCACTCGTCCTTGCGCTTGGTTACGGCGGCGAGTCTGGTCTGGTTGTCCTCCGCAACTTTTCTGTTGGCTACCGCGAGTTCTTGCCAGTATTTCAGCTTCGCGTTGGCGGCGGAGAGTTCGGCATCAAGTTTAAGAAGTCGTGTTAATTCTGCTTCGCTCTCAAGCTGCTCGCCTAAGTTTGCAGGGTTCCGCAACCGTTCAATCAGTTTCGTATCGCTGGCGCTCATTTCATCTCCCCTAAATTTACCTCCAACAAGTCAAACACAAAAGCCCCCACCTCACCTTTCGTAGCAAAGAATCTCTCGCCACCCCTACCATGCTCTGTGTCATCCTGTATGTGGTAGCGCACAGTAAAACCGTTCTCCAGCTTGCGGAATGTCAGACGATCAATCATTTCATCTCCTCCCGATAAGCCGCCATCGTCGCGGCTACGTTGGTATTCCCTGAATTTGTCGGCACCCACGCGCATCCGTCGAGCAAGTATTTATTCCGTGAGCGCAGGTAGGCTATTGCCAGCTTCAACTTGGCTTTGTATTCGTCGGTCATTTCTTCCCCTTCATATATGCGTTGTATGCCAATGCCAGTTCCAAGTCAGCCGCTTTCCATGCCTTGGATGCAGTGGCAGTGCGTGTGTCAAAGTAGCGTTTACGTGCGGTCATAAACTTGGCGAGGACTACGCGGAATTCAGCTTGGGTCATTTGTCTTCGCCTTCGTATTGGACAACCTTATCAACCACGACTTCCGCCGAAATAGTCTTATTGTTTTCCCTGACAATTCCAGATATTTCCTCGTTCACCATTTGACTAAATGACCGCCCACTTGGGAACATCATTTTCCCTGCGTTAGAGTTCTTCGTGATCTCCATCGCCGCTTCAAGGCCATCATTCCATCCGCTGGTGTAGTCGTTACCTCCAGCCATACGCATCAGGATGCCTTCTCTTACAGCTTGACTGACAGGCATCCGGTTCTTCCGCGCAAACACCTTGAGGTTTGCCCGTTGCTTTATAGGCATGTAAATCATCAGCGGGTGAACATTCTTAAAACGGCTCATCTTCATTTCTCCACTTGTCATAGGTAACTATCATTTGATCGAACAGCTTCTGCGCCTCTTTGTTGCCGTTCAATTCAGTGCGAGATTTGATCCCACAGGTCTCGTATAAAAACTCCGTAGCAGTCTTCTCGGTAACCTTCACAGGCAGCCTCACATCATCCATAAGCCACTGATGGAAGCGGATATCCCTGCAAAGTATTCCGGCCTGTTGCGTCCTGCTCTTGTATCTGACCGGCTGCTCATCGTCGTTTAAACGCACCATGGCAATCATGTATCTCGCCCCGACATAATCCCGTAGCAACTCCTCGGGGATTTCGTCGGGATGAATCTTTAGCGTGAGGACGAAGCCAGTGGCGTCCTGCTTAAGAGCCACCTTCACAGTCTCAAATTGCATGGCATCCATCAAAAGAAGTCGTCATCATTTTGTTGCGCGGGTTTCTCTGATGCGGGTTGCTCCTGCGACTTACGCACAAAGGTATCCACCGCAATCGCCAAGAACGTTCCGCCATCCTTGGTGGGCTTCTTCCAGCCAGACAGCTTGATGTCAACGATGCCGTCATTGACGGTCAGCGTCTTCAGATCAACCCTGATGTCCCCAATGTAATCGGGAGCCTTGGGATTGGTCTTTGCCTTGGTCGCAAACAAAGCGCCTGAATTAGGACGGTTCTCAAAAGCAGCCATTATTTATTTCCTTTCAATGATTCTTTCAGTTGGCGGAAAAACTCTTTAACACTTGCATGGGCATTCGGATCGATCCTGCCGATAATCTCCAGCGCCACCAAGTTTGACTTCCACAGACCTGACAACTCTGTCTGCGTAGTGGCAACACTGCCTAACTCTTTCATCTTCTCAATGAACAGCAACTGATCGTCGGTGAGATGAAGGGCAACTAGTGTCGATTCAACGGTGGGCTTGGCTTCCAGCTTGACCTCTGCCTTTTTCTTCGGGGCTTCGACCAACTCCACGCCGTCAATGGCGTCATGCTCGACAATCTCCAGCGCCAAGAGCCACAGGTAACGACGCAGGTACGTATGCGTAGCACCCAAGGACTGTATCGGCTGACCCTTGGCATTCTCTGCATTCACAATCGGAGTGCAGAAGGGAATTGAAGTGCCGTCGTCTGCGTCATAGACGGTCAGCGTAGCTACATCCGTGAAGGACACCACGCCACACAGCCCGACCTCGTTGAATATCTTTTGAATGGCAGGAATGAAGTCCCCCAATTCAAAGTATTCAAACCCAGCGAACTTGTTCTTGCCACTCTTCTGAATGGTGGTATTCACCAAGCGGAACCGTGCTTCCTGCAACTTCTTATAAACCGTCATTTTCTGCCTTCCATTGACTGCACCACTGGTTGACTCCGCAGTAATTGCCAGAGCATCTGATTGCTTCGCCTTTCCTTGTTTCGACAAAACCCTTCTCCGTTTCTGCCCGTGCTAGGGCGTCTGCCTCGTTATCAAAGACCTTGATTGCCGTCTTCCTGCCTTCCTTCTTCACCGCATACGTGGTGCTGCGTATCCACCGATCCTCGTCCGTGCAGCGCGGTAGCTCGTCATCCATGTCGATAGCCACCTTGCCATCGTCGTGGTGACCGATCCGGTCTAGGATGAACTGCTCTGCCTTATCCTGATCCCAGACAGGCAGGTTGACCATGTGGACGGGTGACTGCGGGTAGTCAGGCTTTGCAAGCGCCTCCCTGCGATTCCAGTCGCGGATGAGGGCCACTATCTGCAACCCTGCCACAGGCTTGCCCTTGACCCGCCTGACCAGCCACGCATACATGTTTAACTGCTGCTCCCACTCGGGCTTCTCCTGCCGCACAGCCCATGCGCTGGTGAATTTGTAATCCGCCAGCACCAGACCGTCAGGCGTCTCCCGCTGGATATCGATGGCACCCGACAGGCTGACCCCATTGATCTCCGTAAAGAGCCGCTCTTCGGTAACGTGACCTTCGGCCTGACCGCGCTCCGCCACAACGTGCAGGGCGGAACCCAGCAACTGCCAGAGCATGTCGGAGACATCCTGCTCCATCTCCTCTACGTGCTTTTTACGCAGCCGCTGCACACGGGGCGGGGAGATTAACTCAGTGACGCTGTAGTCAACCTTGCCCTTGCTGTAGTAGTCTCTGGTAGCTAAAGCCACCAGTGTTTCGGGAACATTGTGTTTGTTTGTAATCTTCAACGGAGACTCCTGTGATGGGGAAATCAAATAGTAGCAACAGCATGAGAACAATGCAACCACTTTCATTCAAAATATTTGGTGAACCCGCGTCGAAGGCAAACTCCCGCAGGATCGTGCGCTACGGCGGCGTGTCCAGAATGATCAAGTCAGCCAAGGCTCTGAGCTACGCTGATGCGTTTAAACAGCAAGTCAGTAGCTCATACCATGAGCCACTGGTTGGCGATGTCTCGGTGACCATGACGATCTGGTATGCCAGCCGTCGTCCCGATCTGGACGAATCACTGATCCTTGACCTGTTGCAGGACGTTGCCTACCTCAACGACAGGCAGGTGAAGGAGAAGCATATCTATTGGGGTGGGCTGGACAAGGAGAACCCCCGCTGCGAGATAACGGTGGCACAAAGGAAAACGCCCCACTGAAGGGGCGTTCTCGACCAGAAGAGGAGGAGGAGTTCTGGTCATCGGGTGGAGGCTCAATTCCATGCGATGAGGCTAGATTACTTGCAATCACTTCCGGCGTCAACCATAATGAGAACGTTCTCATTTACGGAGGCTCATCATGGAATGCCTAGGCTGCAACTACATCCTAACTACACCCGTCACCCTGAGAGATGGACGTATCGTCTGCTCCAGTTGTGAGGCTTGGCGACTGGAATGCGAAGCTCGTCATGTGCTTGCATTGCCGCACCGCAGGGAATACCTAGACGAGGTTAGGAAGAAGCGCGGGGAGGATGCATACCAAGCCCTCAGAAACGAGATGCTGTCGCTACAGGACGCCGCCAGACGCGCCGCAGAGCCATTGTTTGACGAGGTTTAGATGGCGGTTGAGATTGAGTTTGATGCGTTCGACCTTGTGCATATGGCGCTGTATTCAGAACGGTTCAATTGCGTCAAGGAAGCCAACGGCGTTCCCAAAGGAACCTACGGAGACCTGACCCCATTCGGGGCGCATTACATAGGAGCCATGGGGGAGTTTGCTCTACGCAAAGCCACCGGAAGCCCCTTGGATTTGTCGGTCACCAAGCTGGGGAATGACGACCCTGACATCGTCATCAATGGCTGGACGGTGCAAATAAAGACATCTTCCTACACAGGCAGGGATGTCGAATATAAATTAAATACCATGGGTGATTTCAATGCTAGGGTTTTGGTCGGCGTGAGGATATTAACGCCCCTGAAATGCGAGATAAGCGGTTGTATTTCAAGGACAAGGTTTATGAAGATACATGAGGTGAAGGACTACGGATATGGAGAACGTCTAGTCATCGCAGCCAAGGATTTGTCCCCTATCGACATCCTGATGTCCGCACCTCCGCAAAAAAATCTCTTGACGGTATTGTGCGGAATAAATTAATCTCTTCTCGCCTGTGAAAAAGACAGGTCGCTCTGTGACGGGGTGAAAATACCTAACAACGAACCCCATTACGCATGGGTTTCGGTAGCGTCGAGCCTTGTTGGGTAGCTCTCCGTCACCGCGACCTGAAACCCAGCCGTAATGGGGTTTTTTATCGGCTATACGTTAGCTGGCAATGAAAGCAACAGGGCTAACTGTAGAAAGCGCAACTGGTGGCTAGGTCTGAAACAGCGCATAAATGGGCGTCGAAGTTAGCACCCATGACCGAAAGGCTGACGGGTATCGTGGCTCCGAAAGGAATACGATTGAAGGCATACCTAGCTAGTCTAGGTATGTCCACCAAAAGGAATATACTGTGTGATGCACAGGCAGTGTAGGTAAGTGCTGGGCAGTACACAGCAGCGCAGTATCCCGATAAAAGCCTCTTCGCAGTCTCCCCGAAGCTTTCTTTAGTGACGTAAAGCTCTGCCTTTTTAATCAAAGGAACACCATGCGCGATTGGAAAAAAGAATATTCAACCCAACTGAAGCGCGGTGATGATGCCGGACAATTAGAAAGGCAGAAAGCTCGTAGGCTCTACGACAAGAAAGGCATTCCTCGTAAAGGCAAAGACATCGATCATGTCCAACCCATCAGCAAAGGTGGGCTAACAAAGGCAGGTAATTTGCGTTTGCGTTCAGTTGCCGCAAACCGCAAAGACAACAAAAAGACGTAGCAACTAGTGTCAATTGGAGGCTCAATGAATCTCGCAGAACTCATTCCGCTTGTCCCGTTCGGGGGAAGCGGACGCTTCGCATGTCCCTCATGCAGTCCGCACCGCCGCAAGTCAAACCTCAAAGACCTCGCAGTAACCCGCAAAGATGATGTGTTGCTCTACAACTGCCATCACTGCGGGGAGAACGGTCTATACCCCATCAAGGAGAGAATGATGTCCGCAGTCCCAGCGCAGGTAATCCGGCACGACCTACAGTCACAGCATCTCGCGTTCCTTTTGTCGCGTGGTATCTCACCGGAGACCGCGACCAAGGCCAAGCTCTTCGCCACGGATCGCTGGTTCAACCGTTTAAACGCTACTGCGGATTGCATAGCTTTCCCCTACTACAAAGACGCCAAGCTCATCTCCTCCAAGTATCGCAGCATCTCAGCGAAGGACTTCACGCAGGACGCAGGCGGAGCGCACAGCTTCTGGAACGTCGATGACCTACAGGACGGTCACCCCATCGTGATCGTCGAGGGAGAGATTGATGCCCTGACCCTGATGGAGATGGGCATCCCTAACGTCCTGTCAGTGCCAGCCGGTGCGCCACTCAAGGTCGTCGAAGGCAAGGTATCCCCGACAGAGGATAAGAAGTTTGCATTCGTATGGGATGCCTTTGAGCGTTTAAACAAAGCACCATGGGTCATTCTTGCCGGGGACAACGACGCCCCGGGACACGCGCTGGCGGAAGAACTCGCAAGGCGGATCGGCAAGGACAAGTGCAAGCTGGCAAAGGTTACCCGCAAGGACATCAACGAGGTTTACCTCAAGGATGGTGCGGATGCAGTTAAGGAAATCATAGACAAGGCAGAACCCTATCCAGTCCAAGGCATAAGCTCTGCGAAGGACTTCAGTGACCGTTTAAACGATCTATGGACTAAGGGAACAGGCAAGGGTCTCAGCACCGGATACGCATCGGTTGATCAGATATACACCGTAGTGGCAGGGCAGATGACAGTGGTCACGGGATACCCGTCATCCGGCAAGAGCAACTTCGTAGACCAGATGATGGTCAACCTTGCCAAGGCCAACGACTGGAAGTTTGCACTGTGTTCCTTTGAGAACGCCCCAGAGGTTCACATCTCCCGCCTGATCGAAATCTACCTGAACAAGCGTTTCTTCGACGGTTCCAGCAGGATGAACGAAGAGGAGTTTAAACACGGGTATGACTGGGTCAACGATCACTTCCTGTTTCTGACCAGCGAGAGCAGTGCGCCAGCGACCATCGACTCCATCATGGACAGGGCAAAGATCGCAGTCGCACGGTTCGGCGTGAGAGGCATGGTCATCGATCCGTATAACTACATCGACAGGGGCAGAGGAACATCAGAGACCGAAGAGATCAGCAACATGCTGACGCGGGTGCAGCAGTTTGCAAAGAGCAGTGGAGTGCATGTGTGGTTTGTTGCCCATCCAAGCAAGATCATTCGCAGTGGCGTTGATCTGCCAAGACCGGATGGCATGAGCATCAGCGGGTCAATGGCGTGGTGGGCGAAGGCGGATTGCGGTATCACGGTGCATCGGATTAAACATGATACGCAGATTGCGGTATGGAAATGTAGATACCGGTGGGTCGGAACAACAGGCGAGTGCCTACTGAATTACGACAAAGCCACCGGCACCTACAGGGAAGTTACAGATCACTTCTAATGGACTGACTTGTCGCAGGGCATCTCAGCCCTGCGACGCAGGTTCCAGCCGTGGTGAAAGATACTGATACAGATCGTCCTAGCCCTTTCAAGATCAAGGGTCTTGTCATTCGCCATCAGCGTTGCGGCTAGTGCTATCAACACCTCAACGACTTCAAACGGGTCTTCACGCGCCTTGGCCTCCAACATCTGGAACAGGTCGTCTGCAAACTTACTCATAGCTGCCTCGCTTCTCTGGCTAGGTTCCTGCCCTCGCCCGTGCAAAGATACCGTGGATCGGGCGTGATGCCAACCCGCGTCAGGTCGAGGCGGTCAGCATCCCAGCAGGTCATCACAGTGATGTCGCTGTCCGATATCAAGCCATCGCTATGCGTTTGAATCGCGTAGTGGAGGCAATCAAAATCCCTATCCGACAGGCTGAAGTAACCCATACCCCGCAACAGCGCGGCAAACTGTGCGCCCCTTGCGCCGTGACCCTCATCAGTCCACTCGTTTAAACGCCGAGAGTCATGCAGGTAGGCAAACAGGCTAACGATCTTGGTGTTGGCTCCGGTAGACCGCGCAATCTTCAAGCCGTTCGCCTCCACCCTGCGCCAGTGATGGATGCCGTGCGTTCCGTGCCAGTCCAACTGGTATTGATCTTTGATGCGTTCGATAAGCGTGTTCATGGTGAGCCTCCTTAGTCGCAGAATGAATGATGGCATTTCGGACAGCCGGTGATGTGACGCAGCCACCTGTCCTCATAGCCCGTGACGATGTCCTGCTTGCAGTAATTGCAGACCCCATCGTAAGGCGCAAACTTCGGTGCGCCCGTCTCCTCGCAATACTTTCGTTGCGCGTTTAAACACTCCTGTCTGGTCATGTCGTCTCCTCAAATAATTTTTCTGGATTGCCGCTGATCTCTAGACCACGCGGCGTTTTCTTCACGATGCCCGTCTTGATGCCTTGGTCGATGATGCGCCCCCACTCAGCATCGATGGCTGACTCCAGCCAATCCGGTACTGCGTAGGGGCCGGTCACTTTCTGTCTAGTCTGCATGTCGTTACCCCTTCAGTGAATTGAGAAGCTTGTTGAAAGACTGCGTGAATACCTCGGCTGCGCTAGTGACTGACGCCGCGTTGGTGAAGCACTTGGTGATATCGGCAGTGCCTACCCCTATCGCCACGATGATGATGCCCAGCTTCTTCGCAACGCCGTCAAGGTGCTTGATCTCCTTGATCTGATAGTCGTCAGCGTCTGTGATGACAAACAGAATCTTGCGATTCTCAGTGCGCTTGTCGAGGGCTTCGAT